CCGAGGAGCAAGGCTTTGACGCTGTGGTGGGTGAAGAAACCGCATGAAAAATTTACGCGCAGATAGTTCAGTAGTAGAACTTCCCCTATTCCAAGGGGAGGACGGCGGTGCAATTCCGACCTCTGCGCTCCATAATTTGAATGGATGGATTGTCGAGAGATGCCTAAGAAATCATATTGAACCATTTATAGAAAAATGGCATTACTCAAAATCAATCAATGGATGCTCAACCAGTTATTGCTACAGAATGTTTGATGCAAATAAACTTATGGTTGGAGCAATGTTTTATGGGCCAATGGCAATGGCTGGTCAGTACAAAAGGTTTTCAGATGATCCAAATAAAGTTATTGAGTTGAGAAGATTGTGCTGCATAGACGTAACTCCTAAAAATGCAGAAAGTTTTTTTATATCTAAATCCTTAAAGATGCTTTCTAGGGATTGGAATAAGGATGGTATTGTTGTTTCATATTCAGACATGGAATATGGGCATTCTGGCGTGATTTATAGGGCGGCAAATTTCGAATGCCTGGGTCAATCTAGTGGGGCAAAGGTCATTCTTCTGGGCGGAAAGAAATATCACGACAAATCTTTAAGGGCAAAGTATAATGGAAAAATAAAACCATTTGCTGAGAAATTAAAATTAGCCTTACAATGTGGGGATGCGGTTTTTAAGAATACTGCTGGAAAATATACGTTTATTTACAGACTCAATAGGTCACTGGCGAATAACAATTCGAAGTAAGCATGAAATCAATTTACAAATACGCACGGCTGGAGGTGAAGGCATTGGCCGAGATGCTAGAGCTTAACGCCTGCCAGCCTGGGCGGTTGCTGGAAACAAATGTCTCACCCCTAGCGTGGATTATGAACCAGATGCTCTACGACAAGTTTCATGGTAATGGCTGGAAGTTAAACCTAATCACAGGAGCTTTTGAAAAGGCATGACTATAGAAGCCAGAGACAGATTGAGATGGTCACGCGATATGCTTCTGATCGCACGCGATAAGTTGGCCATAGAGAGGGATCGCGTTTCTCATGGCCATGCAATTGATTTAATCCAGATCATAACCATGGTCGATGCAGCGGCACTGATAGCGAAGGAGATATTGGAAAGTGAATGAAAAGACACACCTCGACTTATTTAGTGGGATCGGAGGATTTGCCTTGGCGGCAAGATGGAATGGATATAGAACCCTTGGCTTCTGTGACAACGAACCCTACGCCCAAGCAGTCCTCAAAAAGCATTGGCCAGAAGTCCCGTGTCACAAAGACATCCGAGAAGTACGAGGCGAGCTATACACAGGAGTCACTCTTCTCACAGGAGGATTTCCATGCCAACCATTTAGCGATGTCGGAAGAAAACGAGGACAAGCAGATGACCGCTACCTCTGGCCTGAAATGTTTAGAGTTATATGCGAAGCAAGGCCCAGTTGGGTGCTTGGCGAAAATGTTGCTGGCATCAAAAACATGGCACTCGACCAGGCGTTGTCTGACCTGGAAGGCAAAGATTACGAAGTCCAATCGTTTGTTATTCCAGCTTGTGCCGTCAATGCTCCGCACAGAAGAGATAGAGTCTGGATCTGTGCGATGGATGTGGCCGAGTCCAAGAGCCTGCGAATTGGAAGGCGGAGTGGTCAAGGCGGAGAACGATGGGGGGGGGGGCGGATGGTACAGAAAGAACAAGAAGGGTGTGAGATGGGGAGTGAAGCTGAAGGATGCTGTAGCGGCATTGGAGAATGGTCAGAAGAATCTGAATCCTCAATTTGTAGAATACTTGATGGGGTATCCAATAGGGTGGACAGATGTCACGCTCTTGGAAACGCCATCGTCCCGCAAGTCGCGGCGGAAATCATCAGATGCATCAACCAAGTAATGGAGGATAACAAATGAAACTATGGACAAATAACACAAACGCAGTCACTGTCGTCGATGACAATAAGTTGTGGCCGCGCTGTAGCTACATCCTGCCCGACGAGTTAGTCAACCCACCATTTACCGATGCGATACCCGTACCGCACTTAATTAAGCCGTACTACCCAGGCCGAGCCGAGGGTGGGACAACAGCGGTCTACCGCGCCGGTGCAATCGGCGATGCCATCATGGCAACAGGGGTGATCCGTTACCTAACCGAGACTTCGGGGGGTGCGGTCGATGTCTACTGTCCCGCCCGCAATATGCCTCTCTACGCTGGGCTGGGAGCGCGGCTGTTGCCATTACCCCCAACCGCCGAGGCGTGGGCATCCTACGACGCGCACGTTGTGCTGGATGATCTCTTCTCTGGCAAGGTGGGCGGCACGGAGCTTGGCACTGGTGCTGGCAATCACTACGATAGGATCTACCTGTGGATGGGGGCGGAAGGGATTGTGGCGGATGTCAATGGCAAGGCTGGGGATATTCGGTTAGTCGACGCAAAGTACAAGAAGCCTTACCTCTACACAGTCCAGCCCGATACCGATGAGTTAAAGAAATTAAACCTCTGGCCGTTGCCGAACAAGTATTTTGCCTACCATGTCAGCAGCTCTGGTCCGACCCGCACCTATCCACCCGCGCTGGGTAAGCTGGCAGTCGAGGCTCTGCTGGAAGCGTTCCCCGACCATCATGCAGTCATCATTGGAATGGATAAGTCAGTAGACTTTAGGGTAGACAGCAAGAGGGTGGTGGATTTATTTAACGCCACGGCAAACATACGCACGCTGTTCCCTGTCATCCAAGGGGCAGAGTTTGTGGTTGCGCCGGATTCGTCGGTCACACACATGGCAGCGGGGTTGGATACAGCCTGCGTTAGTTTGTGGGGTAGCTACCATCCCGATGACCGCTGTAAGTATTACCCGAAGTCAGTACCAGTATTCAAACCCGATACTTGCCCGCACGCGCCTTGCCGACCGCATGGAGGTTTGCCGCAGGCTAAGTGTAAGGACGCAACTAACCGCACCAAGAAGACTCAGATGTGGTGCAATGCGCTGCGCAATATAACAGCCGAGGATATTGTCGAGGCGGCTAAGAAGGTGGTCAAGTTGGAGGAAGTTAAAGAAAGCAAATAACTAACTGGCGTTGTGGTACGCAGGGAGATCCTGCGGCGGGCAGTTCCTCAGTGTGTGTTCGCCTCTTGAATCAGCAGCCAGTTTGAATTTTATGACAACCGCACAACGACAAGCTGAAGAGATTGTAGGCCAAGTGGATTGGCAGTCCGAGAATCACGGGCTGTGCAAGTGTCCAGGGGAAGCTGCGCATACCAGCCATACCCGCATCAGAGATACAACGGTGTTCGTAGATGGTGCGCCGACGATCTTCTGTTGGCATACTTCCTGCACGCCGTACCGAGATGAGGCTAACCGCAAGTTGCGAAGAGCTATAGGTGGCGATGTTCTTTACAAGCCAGTCAACATCATGTCGGGTGGTACGGCTACGCCCAAGCTAATCATCAAGAAAGATCCGCACGCCGAGGTGTTGGATAGGATTAAGACGATTGCTGAGTCAAACAAGCAACGATATCTGACCCACTACAATTGGGACCCAGCCGATATGTACGAGGAGAGTCCAGTTAAGCTGGGTGATCCGGCGCAGGACTATCACTTGTTCCTCTCGATGTTTAATGTCGCTGACAATATCTGGATCGGGGATGTCAAGGACAGTGGCAGGCATCCGCAGAACTTTAGGTCAGCTTGGGATTGGAAGAAGCTGGACGAGCCGATTGGGCAGTTTACAACTGGCGCGACTTACAAGCCAGACACGGTTAGCCGATCCAATGACACGGTTGAGCATAGGGTGTTCTTAGTTGTCGAGTCTGACGTACTCACTAAGCCACAGATGGGCGCGGTGTTCCAACTGATGCGTGATTTATTTAAGTTGAGATTGCGCGCCGTTGTAGATACTGGTGGGAAGAGTTTGCATGGATGGTTTGATATGCCGTCCAACAAGGAATTGATTGACCAGTTGAAAACATTTCTTATTCCGCTTGGATGTGACCCAGCAACATTCAAGCCAAGTCAGCCAGTTCGGATACCTGGGGCAAAAAGAAACGACAAGATGCAGAGCCTGTTATGGTTCTACAAAGGAGGAAAGATGAATGAACTACCGATGATTGAACCCGCCGTGGCTTTAGGTATCAAGCCCAAGACCGATGAGTGGCCGCCGATTAAATCTTATGCACAACTTATCAAAGAAGACTTACCCGCACCAGAGACGCTAATTGAGGGAATGCTACACCGAGGGGGCAAGATGTTGCTGGGTGGAGGAAGCAAGGCGTTTAAGAGTTGGAGTCTAATTGACCTAGCCTTATCGCTCCACGCCGGAGTGCCGTGGTGGGGGCAAGAATGCAAGATGGCACGGGTGTTGTTTATTAACTTTGAGATACAAGAGTGGTCGTTCCGCAATCGGTTGGCTGATGTTATCAAAGCAAAGGGACTGGAAGATAAGGCTGATGATTTTGATACATGGACGCTGAGAGGTCACGCTGCCGATTTAACTCTCATCCGCCCTATGATCGAGAAGCAGATCGAAGGCAAGGGCTACCAAGCGATCATCCTTGATCCAAACTATATGCTGATGGGAGAGAGGGATGAAAATTCAGCGGGGGATATGTCAAGTTTGATGAATGAATTCGAGATGCTGGCAACCCGCCACAATCTGTCAATCATACTCAGCCATCACTTCTCCAAGGGCAACAAGTCGGGTGCAGAGTCGATTGACCGCTTCAGTGGGTCGGGCGTGTTCGCCCGTAATCCAGATACGTTGGTCGTTCTGACTGCCCACGAGGAGGATGAGAAGAGCTACACTTGTGACATCACGCTGCGTAACTTCCCGCCAGTCGATAGCTTTGTCGTGCAGTGGAATTACCCGCTGTTCCAAGCCAACTTCTCGCTCAATCCAGATAAGCTAAAGAAGCCAGGGGCGCACAAGGCGGTTGACGATAAAAGGTTCTTAACCGAGATGGGTAGCAAGCAGTGGCAGGCGGGTGATTTATGTCGTCATATCATTGAAAAGTTGGAAGTATCCGAAAGCACGTTTTATAGGTATCTAAAACGCCTTCACAAAGCTAACAAGATATTGTCTGACAGCGGCTTGTATATTGCCAATCAGACCACTTTCTAATCCACTTTCAAAAGACTATCATTCCTTGAGCAGTCAGACCCTTATATATATAAGGAATAATTCGCGAAGGAAAAGTAGGAACAGGACTCCTTAGTCCGTCCTGTCCCTACTACCACTACGTGTTTTCCGTAGCGTGTTCTGGTAATCAGAACAAAGAACGAAAGCTGGGCTGGGCTGGGCTGGGCTGGCTCACACATCCTCACACCTGCCAAAGAACGGAGTTGGTTATCAGGTGGTGGATGTGGTACAATGCGGAAGGCTGGGACTAGCCGTCCTAAATCTAAAAGCACCATCAGCCCTCGCATCTACAGAATGATGAAGGCAAAAAAAGGTGGGTTTGCCTCTTGACCGCGAGCAACTGAAGCTGGCGCATAAGTTCATTGGCCTCCTTCAAGCAGAGAACGCTCAACTCCACAGCGTGCTGAGGCTATTGGGTCAACTGGTAGACGATATGAATGCCAACTGCTCCTATGAGGTGTTCGAGGCACAGTGGAATGGGCTGACGGAGCGGGTGAAGGGGTTGTCAGGTTTCTTTGAGAGCCACCAGAAAGCCCTACAATCGCTTCAGGATGCCTGCCCCGATGAGTTTGACACCGATGAGGTCGATGAAGCATGAACCCTCGTAACCTACCCTGTAACTCACCCCGAAGGACTCCAGGAGGACCGAAGAAGTTTTTAGTGAGGGCTTGCAAGGGTGGTGAGAGCAAGACCATCCGCTACGGCGACCCCAAGATGAGCATCAAGAAGAGCAATCCAGACCGCAGGCGTAGCTTTAGAGCTAGGCACGGGTGTGATAGCAACCCTCCCAGCAAGCTGACAGCACGGTATTGGAGCTGCAAGAACTGGTGACGAGTACGGCTCCAAAGACGCGCCTAGATGGCCTAATTTGGCGTTTATAGCCCCGTGGCGAGGTTTTTATGTTAAAAATGAACGCGGATACCCCTAAAATTAGGCATCTCATACCAGACTATCTGTTCGGACAGAGGGGAATCTGTACTTATTGTGGCGATACGGCCAATTCAATAGACCACGTCATAGCGGTATCCTATTTTGATGACAGCATCGTAAGAAACGGCACGCTTAACTCTAAAGGGATAAGGACCTACTCATGCAAGGACTGCAATTGCGTTCTTAGCAGCAAGTATTTTGAAACATTCCGTGAAAGATGTGAGTACGTCAACAAGCGAATAGAACAAAGGTTTAAGAAAATCATAAACCTCCCGCCGTGGTCCCCAGAAGAATTTGCAAAACTTGGCAAAAACATTAAGGCAAGTCTTGGAGAAAAATTAAATTTGAAAGGGGTTGTACTTGAAAGATTGCGATGGCAGAGTACAAAAGAGTTCCATGAATATTGCCAAGAAGCACGCGACTACTTCAAAACCGAAGCGCAAATCGTCAGCAAAGAATGGATGCTCGAATACTTCACACCAGGTGAAGCCATCAGAATACACCATCAAATTCAAGGTTGAACCGCTAGATAACAAAGCCTGCTGTTGCCGTATCGGACGCTAGACTGCCGTTTTTGCGACTAACCGCTCCCGCTCCCGATCAATATGCCATAACCGCCAACGCTCCCGTTGGCCTGTTGACACCTTGGCATAATGCTCCCGCGATAACTTGCGTGCCTTGCAAGATCCTTTGACGCTCCCGCCCTTTTTTCCAATTTCAGATAGATATTTTCTGACTGCTTCGTCCATGTTTATGCTCCCGTGTTAGGTTGCACTTCCGTTTGTAGGTTGTACTGGTGCCGGTGGCAATAAGAATCCCCAAGGGGTTGAACCTTAGGGAGAGTGTTATCTTGTCTTAATTTCCTCCGACATCATCTTGTTAATCAGTTTCAAGGAATACTCTCCCCATTGCTCCATCGCTATCTGTACCGCTCTTTTGTAAGATACGCCCTCTTTTTTGGCCAGCTTTCTAAGATAACTTTCAGTTATTCCAACCTCATCTAGTTGCTTGGGGTGTGTCATGTGTTCTCCTTGGTGGGGTTATAGGTATCCAGCTTCTCTGAATGAATAAAAGGCAGAGTTTCCGTTTTTACCATCGCCGACTATTATATGATCTTGAGTTTGAATCCCTAGCGTCCTGCCGCCATCCCGCACCTTTCGAGTGATTTCAAGATCCGCAGGGGATGGGCTTGGGTTTCCGCTTGGGTGGTTATGCATTACCACCACACCATAGGCCAATGAAGCAACGGCAGATCGAAGTATCTCCCTTGGGGTCGTGGCGCACTCGTTTATTGTGCCAACGGCGACCATCTGCCAATTCTTCACCCCTAACTTTGTATTGAGATTAAACACCACCACCGCCTCCTTTTCCGCATCAAACCAAGGCGCAGGGGTGACAACCTTGTGCCATAAATCGACTAACGCTTTCGGCGTGTCGCATTTTGTCCCAACCTCTTCGCAAACTTTGGATATAACTTTAATTTCATTTACATATTTCATGTGTGCTTTGATTTCCTTTCACCTGTTCCACGCTCCCGATCTTACTGGGCTGCGCTTCCGTTGGAGTGGGTAAGCCTATCGGCTCGATCCATCCTCTCCCTCCCACTTGGTTAGAATGGGAGGACGAGGCGGGACTAGGCCGCTGCTTTGTTTGTAAGGGTGCGGATTGACGAGAAAAAGATTCGGACAAGGATGTCCGCATCTTCCAATCCTTTCGTGACGGCGCTACCATCGCAAGGCAAGGCCATCACTTGCAATAGATACAAAGTTCGGCGGAGTAGTCGCAGCTGTTCCAGCGTCTCACCAAACTTTTCCGCAAATGCCTTCGCAGATGGCGATCCCTCGGCTAGGCCGTGGGCATAATAAGCCCCCAGCGACTGATTAAGGATTGCATCTGCCACCCTCGCTCCAGCTCGATCTTCTGGCAGACTTGCTGCGAGTGTTGCCATGTCTGCGGTAAATGAGCGCAGACGATCGCTCAAGTCTGGAGACTTGCGTTCTGGTTGGATTGTTTCGATTTTGTTTTTCATGTGTTCTTTTTTTCCTTTTCTTTTTGGTTTGGCAGGTTTGGCTATCGCCTCACCTCTCCTCTCCCCTTGCGAGGGAGAGACGAGGGGAAACTTTACTTTTTCCCGATACTTCGGAACATAATCCACACGAAGCCGATCAAAAGGCCTCCGTGGAATAACCCAAGGGCGTAGGTTGTGGGCTGGTTCATCTCCAGACCTCCTTTCTAATCACATAATCTTGCACGCCGTGAAAGCGTCTCCAGATTTCAGCCTTGTTGCGATCCGTAAAACGGCAAACAAACGAGCCGTTGCGGGAGTAGATAGAGAAGCAGATCATTAAACCCCCTCCGTCATATCACAATACGCTCTCGAAACTTCTTCACCCGCATACCATGCAAGTCCGTTCGGCACTTGGGTTTCATCTGTGGCACCCGCCAAACCCTCTACGATCTCGGCTTCAGTTGTACCCTTTAGGCAGCTAAAGCCTTTAACCATTTCTACCAAACCCATTCCGAGGTCATCCGCTTGTTGCGTGGCCATTTGAAAGATGGCTTTTCTATTCCGCTTGGCGAAGGCGATTGTGTCCGAGTAATAGATGAAGCCATGAAATCCTCCGCTGATTCCGTGGCGCGTGATGTCTGGGGCGGATTGCTTAAAGGATTCCCACCCGCCCATTTGACGGACTACTGCCCGCACAAGGGATTCGGGAATGTTGGTTGAGTCGATTAAGTTTGCGAGACTTGGTTTCTGTGTTGTGGTTGTCATGTGTGTTCTCCTTATTTTCTTTTATGCCTTGGGCAATCCGAGCGGATTCTCCCTCGACAAAGCCAACACTAATGCAAGCGGGCAGGATGTCAAGCATTTATTTTGATTTATATTGTGCTATGTATTCCGCCCAATGGATGAACCAAGCGCACCTCCTAGCGCAATCGAAAAGGCGAAGAATGGGCGTGAGATATTTTCAGATAAGATAGCGGAAGAGATAATCGCAGCGTGCGGGAGTGGGTTTACCTTGGAAAAGGCCGGTGCGTTGGTAGGCGTGAATCCTTCCACCATTCGCACCTGGGCGCAGCGTAAGCCTGATTTTGCGCGAAGGGTAGAGACATCTAGAAAAAAGCACGAGCTTTCCTTGCTGCGAGACATAGAGCTTGCAGGGGCGAAATCATGGCAAGCCAAAGCATGGATGGCGGAACGAATCTATAACCATGCAATCCCATCAGCGCGACTGCAAGTCAGTCAAGATGTTACGCACGGCCTATCCTCAAACCTAGCCTCACTTCTCGCGGGGATTGCGGGGAGGAAGCGAGAGAAGAAAGCCGAGGTTATTGATCTAAAGGAAAGTAAATACAATACATCTTCTGCGACAAATGAGAGCAATAGTATTGAAGCTACAAGTAGTTATCAAAGAGTTTCAAATGCAACTATCTCAATACATAAGCAAACTTTGCCTAAGTCTCGTCATAAGCGAATGAAACTTCGCAAACCTAGAGCAGAGTCCTTGGCCAAGTATCCACCCACCACCACGCCCTCCCTACCGCCCCCAGCCGCCGTTTAATACGCATAACCCCCCCCAAATAATTGTGGCTCAAAACAAAAAGAGGTCTTAACCCACACCTATGCCAAAGCCTCCAAAGCGCAGTCAGGAAGAGATACTAGAAGACCTTGCTAAACCAGCCAACTTCGCCGCTAACGCATTGGGCATCAATCTGTATGACTGGCAAAGAAAGGTGTTACGCGATTTAGAGCCCAAGGACTGTCGCGTAGCCCTGCGTGCAGCCAACGGCTCCGGCAAGACCAGCACCGTAATTGCAGCCGCTTTGATATGGCATGCGCTCGTTTACCAGCGTTCCATCGCTGTCACGACCGCTGGCGTGTTCCGTCAAGTGGAATCACAACTCTGGCCTAGCCTGCGCCATCACATTTCTAAACTCGGCGGGGCATGGGAAGTGACATCTGGCGAGATCCGCTACCTCCACCCCAACGGCAACACATCACGCATTATCGGCTACTCAGCGACCGATGCAGGGCGTGCTGAAGGCTGGCACGCCGAAGACCACGACTCTCATCCATTGCTGATGGTGGTGGACGAAGCCAAGACCGTAGCCGACCCGCTGTTTGAGGCTATCAGCCGGTGTCAACCAACTAGGCTTTTGATCGCATCCAGCCCAGGCGGGACTAGCGGCGCGTTCTACCGAGCGTTTACCAAGGAGGCAAATATGTGGAGTAAGCACGCTGTCACCGCCTTTGACTGTCCCCACATCACACCGACGCAGATTGAGGAAGTGGTGCAGCGGTATGGCGAGAAACACCCGTTGACCCGCTCAATGGTGTACGGCGAGTTTGTTGACATAGGGGCGGAGAGCTTGGTTATTAGCTTGACCCAGTTGCAGAACTGCCACAACCAACCCCCCGACTTTAAGCCTGGCACCCGCAGAGCTGGCGTAGACTTTGCTGCGGGTGGCGATCAGAACGTGCTTTGCATAAGTGACGGCAACAAGGTGCTACCCATGATCGCATGGCGCGAAAGGGATACGATGTCAGCAGTGGGTAGGTTTATTGTGGAATTTAAGAAGGCTGGGTTAAAGCCAGAAGACATTTATGCGGATGCGAGTGGCTTGGGTATGCCGATGTGCGATGCGCTGGCTGAGGCGGGCTGGGAAGTCAACCGAGTTAACTTTGGCTCTACCGCCTACGACACCGATGCGTATACCAATAGGGCGGCTGAGATGTGGTACACGATGGCCAAGAAGATTGAAGCGGCTGAAGTCATACTGCCTGAGGACGAAGACCTAACCGCGCAGTTAACTTGTCGGCGCACGATAACCAACAGCAAAGGCAAGCTGGGCGTGGAGTCTAAGGACTCGATGCGGTCTAGGGGGCTAGCCTCACCCGACCGAGCCGATGCCCTTGCTTTGTGTTTAAGTGGTGGCAATGTTAACCTTGACTTGACTTTCCCCACCGAGCGTCCAACTTGGCGGATGTTAAGTCAGATCATGTCGGAGGCGAGTGACCCCGTTATGGCTGGCTTTGACGCAGGAGGATAAACACTATGAATATATGGAACTGGATTACCGCAAACTGGCAAGAGATTGTCGCCGCTGTTGGTGGCGTTGTCTTGGCCGCACGCATCATTGTTAAACTTACCCCAACCCCCGCTGATGACAGCTTCCTAGAAAAGATCGTAAGTTTCTTGAAGACAGTCGGGCTAAATATCAAATAACATTTTGTGCTGCGTGCAATCCTTGAGATCATCGCAGCCGTGTTTCGCATCATCCCAGGCTGGAAAGACAAGCGCACCCAGAACCTTGAAGGCGATTGGCGCAAGAACCGTGATGCTATTGACGGCGATCTGCGCGGTGAGTCTTGGTGGTTGCGCAACAACGACCCCAGTAACAAACACAACGGGGGCAGTTGAGGCTTTAATGCGAGATGAAAACTATTCTGCTGTCCGTACTGCTGATCCAAAAGTACGCGCTTGGGCAAAACGTGCTTTACATTACGTCAACGATCTGTCATTTGAATTGAGTAGGGAGCGTAACAAATGAGCGATAAATACACCCGCCGCACTGAATATCACGACCGCATCATTGACAGCTTAAACCAGCGCGAGACTTGGGAGAACCGCCAGCGGTTGTTTTACCAAGCCAGATACTTTGGGGTTAGGCGCAAGACTAAACCTTGGCCTACTGCCGCTGACCTTCACGTTCAGCTAATTGACGGCGCGATTGAGAAGTTAAAACCTTCCTTCGTCAACAGCGCAATTGGCAATGACATCCTTTCCAGCTTCGTCCCGATGCGTCAGCAGTTAACCCCGATTACCGTATCCGCCGAGCGTTGGTTTGATTACAAGATGCGCGAGCAGTCCAACTTCCAGAAAGAGATTGTTTCGGTCATCGACAACTTGCTTCTCTACGGGCGCGGGTTAGCCAAGGTAGTCTGGAACGAGGACAAGAAGCAGATTGCCTTTGAGGCAATTGACCCGTTCCACGTGGTCGTACCGGCTTACTGCAAGAACTTGGCAGATGCAGATTTCATCGTTCACATCATTTCTATTTCAGTCGACAGCTACAAGACCAACTCGCTTTACAAGCAGGACAAGGAATTTGTCAAACGTATCAGCGGCAAGGTCAACGAATCGGTTGGCTTACGCAGCGAGATTCAAGATGAGATTTACAGGCGTGAGGGGATTACGCAGGAGTCTGGCAATGATACTATCATCTTGTGGGAACTTTACACCCCGTCCAAGGACGGCTGGAAGGTTGAAACCTACAGCCCGCTGGATGTGGAGACGGATGTTAGAAAACCTTTCACCTTACCCTACGAACACGGCGAACCACCTTTTGTCGATTTCCCCTATGAGTTGACAGGGGGCGGTTGGTACAGTCCCAGAGGAGTCGCAGAAATCCTCCTCCCTGGTGAGAACCTGCTCAACAAACTCAAGAACTCATTGAGCGACTACGTTGAACTGGCCAACCGACCCGTCTTTGAAGCACAGAATCCGATCTCGCTCAACACGGCCAATCTGAA